CGCTCCGACAACGGGCTACGTGCAGGCGGCGCTAGGCTCCGGAACACAATGGGTCATCTTCGGTGGCGCGACATCGGCCATTCAGGAGACTCGCGCTGTCGGAGCGATTCAGACATTCATCCGTAACTCGGGGGCGCAGCTTATCGCCATCGGGGACTTGGATTCGACCTACTATACATCATCCAATGGAGGTGCCACATGGGTGGCCCAAAGCTTCCCGTCGGGCATGCAAATCGGTACGCTGGCTGTCACGGGCATCGACTGGCACTCTTCGATCATGGGCTCTTTCTGGGTGCTCACGGCCGGAGCATCGGCAATCGGAGCGAACGTCTGGGTATCATCGGACGGGATCAGCTGGACGCGAACGGCGTCTCTCACGACCCTATTCACAAATATCGGGCGTATCGTGAATGATCTGCGCTGCTACGGCCGGTTCATTGTGGGTATCTGCGACCCCGTAGCTACGGGCCAGCCAGATTCGACCATGGCCAAAATCATTCTGTCGGCCGATGGGGGGCAAAATTTCCACATGACCAACGCCTCGCTCCCTAACGCCAATGTCGGATCTCGACTATGGGCTGGTGACGCTGTTCTAGCCGCGGCCCCGGGAATCGGCGGAATAAACGCCTGGCAGAGGTTCTCGCATGCGGCGTTCGTGCCGGCCCTTACGCTGTAACTAGCAATGATTCAGCCACGCCGGGTTCAAGTGTAGGCGTTTGGCCACGGCCGTGATCGTCGGCAGGTCTATGCAGGCCGTATCGATGATTGTCGGTGACATCAAAGTGCCCGGTATGTGCTCAGCCCCGAAGGCGTGTCCTAGCTCATGCGCGATTATGGGCACTAGTTGCGTCGGGTGCGCCCGAGCGTAGTCGATGTCGATGTAGATGAGCGCCGACGGGTAGGTACCATCCCACGGGAAAGTGGCGCCGACAGCTAACTCCCCGCCCCGTCGTAGCATGGGGTTGCCTTTATGCGCGGCATACAGAACGACAGCAGGGGGTTCCGGGGCTGGCCCCCATGCGCGAGCGTCGAGATAATAGGCCCCGTTCATGGCCAGGTTCCACGCGCGAATAGCGTAGACTGTTTCCGGGGGGAGCTCGGGATCGACGTATATGGGGGTGACGACAGTCTTGTACGGACCTGCGGCGACGCGCGTGTATCCGTGGCAAGAGACGAGTAGCGCGTAAAAGAGGGCGAGGATTACTTTGCCCACGGCTGTCTGAGGCTCCAGCGGGCCAGGCCAATTGCGTCGAGCATATTGTGGTCGAGCCCCCCGCGTGGCTTGGTCGGCAAAAGTGACCGCTCTGCCGGGGTGAGCTGAGCCTCGATGCGCTTCGTCATGATGTCCCCGTCGATGCTACCCTTCCATTCGTGGGGCGCGACGAGCTTCTGCCGATGTTCGCGGAATCGTTCCTGATACCGGCCAACACACCGAGACAAGTGCAGGATGCTGGTCACCGTGGCCTGCCTGAAGACTCGGGTTGGGCATTCGATCACGACCAAGATGTCTACCGGTAGGCTGCCGAAAGGTTGATCATCGGGGGCCATAGTGCCGGCGAAGATGAGCGCGGGGCCATCGAAGAGCGCGTATCCGGTCGTGTTGCCGGGGTCGAGGGCTAGGATTCTCATGCCGCCACCGCCTTTGCCTCGATGACTGGGGGCGACGGTGGGGTCGGCGGCGGACGGTGGGGGAACACGACGCCGTCGCGCCGAAGCTCAATGACCTCGATGAGGGCATCACCCAGGCCGTAATCGTTGCGGTTCTTTTGCTCTAGGAGAGCCCTATCCCTAGCCTCTTCTTTGGTCTCGTATTCGACGAGCGAGCCGGGGTATGCGATGATGAATGGCATGCCCCCAACGTAACGCGCCCCCGGCCGCCGTCAACCCCACCCTACCGTCTCATCTTCGCCGCCATGGCCAGCCACGCGTTGCGCTCGTCCTGGGTGAGCTTCGAGAAGTCGACGTCGGTGTGCGCGTGCGCATGGGCGTGATTCTCCGTGGCCATGCCGGCGTCCACGCGCGCGTACTTCATGATGAGCTCTGCGAGCTTCAACAAGATCGCGGGCTCTACCGGACCGATCGCGTTCGCAAAGTCCGGCGATTCGGACAATCGGAGCCACTTCTTGACTTCGGCGCGCACCAAGGCCAGGGCGTCGCTTTGGATATCGACGAGGTCCTTCGCTTGCTGCGCGCGAGCCAGGGCGGCGTCGGTTTCTACGATCGCGACGATAGCGCGGGTCTCGTCAAGGGCGGCCTTTTTCTTCGCGGCGGGGCGTTCGGCGGGGGGTATCCAACGATCGGTCATGCTGCGATTTTAGCGGACCCGGGTCGATTGCGCCAGTACCAGCGCTAAAATAGGCCGTGGAAACCACCCGCAACGACGCCGGCCTGCTCATTGGACACACGCCCCCCGAGGAGAAGCGGCGTTACGCCGAGGCCCTTTGCATGACCGTGGCTTGTGGGGAGCCGCTCCTCGCCCCCGCGCCCGTCGAAGGCCCGGAGACGCGGCTCGAGGCGTATTCGAACGCGTGGCGCAACGACAATCTCCTCGATGGCCTCATCGGCGGCGGGATGCCCATGAACGGGGGCGGGTGGGTAAATCCGGTCACCGGCCACGGCGTCTACGGACGCGACAAGGTGATGTACGGCCGGTTCATCGAACCCCCGCGCCTCGACGACCCCCAATGCGTTGCCCTATTCAACAACAACGACATCGCCCAACGGATCGCAACCGCGCGCCCGAACGAGATGTTTCGCCGTGGGTGGAAGCTCGTCATCCCCCAGGACCCGGACACCGATACGCTGAAGGACCAGTCGCGCAATCCGATGGAACAACCGCGAGGCGGTGAATCCGGCCCAGCGGCGCCGGGGTCTCCTCTCGTCGATCCGCTCGGGGCATCTCCCGACAACGCCACGGGCAGCGCATCGATCAAGGGCATCAACGCGGCAGCGCCCGACCAGCTCGACAAGGGCCAACGGCAACCCATCGCGGGTTCGGCCGACCCTAAGAACAACGCCACGGCCAACAGGCCATCCGCATCGATCACCGCGTCGGCACCCGACCCCTACGGCGAGAAGACGGCCAAGGGCGTCACGACGCCGATCACCGCGAAGTCTAACCGTAAACCGGCCGCGAACGGGGCCATAGACCAAGACGCGGGCGCCGATATCGCCAAGGCCACGGAAGTCTACGCCGGTCGGCTCGGTCTCATCGCGCGGGCGTACGAGGCTTCCGTGTGGGGCGGCGTGCTCGGCGGGGGCTTGATCATCGTCGGCGCCGACGACGGTCAGGACATGGCCCTTCCCCTCGACGAGACCAAGATCAAGACCATCCGGTACCTCTCGTGGATGGATCGCCGATTCATCTTCGCGTCGACGTGGTATGCCGACATCGGCCCCAAATTCGGCGAGGTCGAGACCTGGGAGATTATCAACCCCTTCGGCGGATCGGCGAACACCCGCGTCCACGAGTCTCGCTGTATTCGATTCGACGGAGCCGTGGTCGATTTCTTGAAGCGACGGCAACTGCTCGGGTGGGGGCTTTCGAAATACCAGGCACCCTACGACACGATGCGACAGTTCGATATGTCGTTCCAGTCGGTGGCAAACCTCATGTCCGACCTCGCGCAGGCGGTCATGAAGATCAACGGCTTGGCGCAATTGATCTCGAATGACCCCCAGACTTTGCAGACGCGCATGTCCCTCGTCGACCAATCGCGGTCGTCCGGGCGGATGCTCTACATCGACGCGGAGAATGAGAAGTTTGAGCGGACAGCGACACCGCTCACGGGCGTAGCCGACACGATCCACATGTTGATGCTTCGAATGGCTGCCGCGGCGAATATGCCCGTCGCGCTACTCTTCGGTCGTGAGCCAAGCGGGTTGAACGCCACGGGAGACGCGGACTTCCGACGCTTCTACGATGTCGTGGCCGGCGAGATCAAGAGCGACCTCGAGCCCCGCCTTCGGAGATTGTATTCGCTCATCCTCATGGCCAAGGATGGTCCCACGGGGGGTGTCATGCCGGCCGGTGGGGTGCAGTTCATTTGGCCGAAGCTCTACGAGCCGTCCGAGGTCGAGCAGTCGACGATCCGTTGGAACATGGCCCAAACCGACGCGGCGTATGTCGCGAACAAGATTCTTCTCCCCGAGGAAGTCGCGAAGTCTCGGTTCCGGAACGGGGAGCTGCATCTCGACACGGAGATCGATACGGAGCTCCGGTCAGAAAAACTTGAGACCGCCGAGCTACCACCGAACGCGGCCGACGACGCCAAGACGCAACAGGCGAACGCCGAGAAGCAAATGCAAATGCAGTCCGACCAAGCGGACCGCGATCACGAGCTCAACAAGGCGATGCTGAAGGCCAAGGGGGCGCCCGCGGCAGGCAAACCGGGCGCGGCGAGGAAGCCGGGGGCGGGGCCGACACGGCGAGACACGGTCGACACGGATGCTATCGACGCGGGGTGGGATTCACCCGGCGAGACGTCGGAACAGCTCGCCGTGGGTGCTCAGAACGCGTAGGAGCGCCTCCTGGACACGTTCCTTGTGCCCCCAACCACGGCCGGTACGCAACGACTACCCCATCATCCGGCTCGATGTCATGCTTTCGGGGCGGCGGCACGGCGAAGCGCGCGATTTGCGGCCCGACGATTGGCCGAATACGCGCGCCATCTTGCTCTGCGTTGCTCATTGTCGGTTTCCAATCCTGGTATAAAAGTGACCGGGGTGATGTGTGCGGCGTCGACGAACGCTTCGAGAACGCCGCGTTGCAGGTCTACGAAAGCCATGCCCCTATTGTAAGGCTGGCGCGTTTCTTGTCCAGGGCTCATGTGTCGTCGGGCACCACGGCCAGGACCAAACAGATGGCCACGGCGGTTAGCAGGGCAATCAACATGCCCCCATCATGTGTCCGGCCCGGCCGGTGTCAAGGCTCATAAATCGACGCGGCCGAGGTACTTCCTGACCTCTCGCATCGCTGCTTGCAGGTAATTGGTATTCTGGTGTAGGTACGTGAGCGCTTGCGTCATCGCGTCGACGCGATCGTCGTGCGAGCACCGAGGGAACCGGAGCAACTCGTCGGTGATGAACTCGTCGACCCATGCCAGGTTTGCCGGCAAGTACACGTTTCCGGCCTCGAAGAGCCCCGCGATGGCCGACGCTCGCGAGAACTTCCCGCCCTGGGGGTCGACGGCGATGAGCCCCGACACCTTCGACGCGAGCACCGACAGGACCGCGTCCCCGTTCGCCTTGGCTTCGATGAGCACATGGCCGCTCCACTTCTTGGCCATGCGCGTGACATGGATGAGCGTCGACGGGAAGTCGAGCCGATCCCACACCTGGTCGAGCAGGTAGAAGTCGACGCCGACCTTGCCCCACGCTTGCCCGCACACGAAGTCGGAGCCGTCCTCGTCCTTGTAGGCCGTATCCCACGACGTGATGACCTGGTCGAAGTGTTCTGGCTTCTCGGCCGGCGTGTACCGCTTGATCCACTCCTTCTTGAAGACGGCGCCGCCTTCGGGGACCGGGTTCTGGTCGAGCTGAGCCGACGCGTTGATCGGTCCGAGGTTCCGGCGCAATTCCCCGATGAGCTTCGTCGGGAGCCGTACCGGGTCGAGGAGTTCTCCCTTCTCCCGGCGTGGGTCGTACCCGTACGCCGTGTGCATCCGGCGCGTCGGGTCGAACTCGGCGGGGAGCATGATATGCACCGCCCCCTGGTCGAGGAACATCTGCGCCAGATCGTCGCAGTGAAGCCGCTGCATGATGCAAATCAGCGCGTTCTTCTCCGGGGGCTTGCGCCACCGCGTCGACATCGTCCGGGCGTACCAATCGCGCGTCCCCGTGAGCCCAACGGTCGTACACTCCTCGGGCTTGTTCGGGTCGTCG